CTGCATCGTTTATACAAGCACTCACAACTGCATTAGGTTGGTAAGGAATTTCAGCCCACCCATCTAATACATCCCATCTGCATTTTAAAGTCTTTGCACCAAATGAAAGGTTTGTAAACTTTTCTAATCGCTCCCTTGCATCGGTTATTAATTCGCCTATTAAAGTATCTTCTGCCGTTGTGGTTATTCTTAAATAATCCCTCGCCTCTGCTACTGTAACTGGTTCACTCGCTAAATCTGTAATTATCTTTACTTCCATTATTGTACCGTTAATGCTGTTAAATCTGTATCGCTTAATTGGTCTGCAAAATACATCTGACCTATTATTCTATTATCTACGCTTGGCAAGGTTTCATACAAACTGCCTAAATCAAATCTACTTAATGCCACAGGTGGATTATTAGTTTGTGCAGCGTTTGCCCTTTTTAATACTCCGTTAATTGCTATATTTACCTTATTATTAACTCCAGTGAAATCATACCCAATAGCTATCGAATAAATCCCATCACTCGCTAAAGAGTAATTATAACTATTAGTATCTATTGCACCACCCATTGTTGTTATAAAAATTGACCTACTCGCATTAGTAGAACAAGTAATATAGTCATCTAAAGTTTCATCATTTAAACTAAACAAGGTATCAACCTTTGTATAAGTACTTGAAAATATCCTTGCACGAATAAAAATAGTACCCTTTAATCCGTAAGCTATTGTAGTGTTATACGCTTTGTCTTGTGGTCGTGTTACACTAGCAGTTGTCGTTGGAATGTATGAAGTTGCATAATACCCTAACTCGTTTTGAAATCCCCAAAAAGTATTTACTCCTTGTGCTGCTGCACTTGTCGTTGTTCCATTTGAAGAAATCGCAGGATATACATAGTAAGTACTCGATGTACCACTTGCAAAAGAATAAGTAATCTTTACTCTATAATAATCTCCTACACTTTCAAACTTACAACTAACTAAAGTAGCAGTTCCAACAGTCGAAGTTACTGCCGTACCATTGTAGTTATTGATAATCGCACGAACATAGTTCGCACCTGAAACGATATCAATACCACTATAAAAAGTTGGTGTAGATGTTGCTTTCTTAATATAATAAGACCTTGTGTAAACCGTTGCAGCACTTATAGTAACCGTTTGTGCAAAGTATAAAAACGCAACTGCACTATTATCAGTCATTGCAAACGCAGTACTTGTTCCATCAGGTGCAACCTCTGTACTAGATGTTGTTACTGCCGTTTTTGTCCAAGTAGCATTGGTAATCGTTTGGCTTTGCTTATCTATGTTTGTGCTTTCTTTTTCTATGATTAATTCAGGGCAAGTATTAGTGTAGTCTACTCGTGGAGTACCACTTGCGACAAGTTCCATTACCCCCTCTTGGTTTGTTCTATAAGCACTCAAAGCCCTACTCCACACGAAGTTACCCCCGTTGTTTGTAGGTTTTAAAGCGTACAATTCCCCAACACCAACTCCGTTTTTCTTTGTCAGTCCTAAAAATTGTAAACTATCTTGATATGCCTCTGTTTTTGTCATTTGGTTTTCTTATTGCCTTTAAACTCTTTGGTTTTTACTACTTCTTTGGCTTCCTTTACTTCGATGCACTCTTTTAAGTAGCCTACCTTAATAAATTCAAGTATTTTAGGTGTTGATTTTACTTCGTATTCAAACCCTCTTCTGAACCTATCCCCCTCGTGAATAAAGTCCATTTTAGATATAACTTTCATAATACAAATATACAAATTTTTGCTAAAAGTTTTAGCATTCTTTGCGATACCTTTTTAATTGGGATATTGACATCTTTAGTCGTGTTTCTTCGCTTATTGGGTTCTTAATTACTTTTTTAGCAGATTCAGACATTTTACGCTTTGTTTCTTCAGTTCGTTTAGTCCCTAATCGTTTAGCACGTTGTTTGTCTTTAGTTTCTTGTGAGTATGTTTTACCTATATTATTTTGTCTATGTTTCTCTTTTGTAGCTTCTAATATTACTCTATTTTTATTGGATTCAATTAATGCCATTCTTGTATTCTCGTGAATTGACTTACCCCTTAACCCATCGCTAATCTTCTTTTTACTTTCTTCGCTATGCCTACCATTAAAATGCTCTGATTTTACATAAAGTAAGTTTAGCCCAGTTTCTACTGAATTAAAATACTCTTGGTAATATCTTTCTTGATTATTTAACTGCTCTTGTGTACATTCTTCAATGACCTCGAATTTATGAGCATCTACACCATATTTACATAGCGAGTTGTATAGTTTAGGTTGTTGTTTACATTTAAGATTATAATACTTCCTAAATCTTTTATTTATATCAATACTTTGACCGATATAGATTCTATCACTTGGAGAAGTGATTTTATATATTCCTATCATATTTAATTAATTAAAGCATTACAAAAATACGCATTATATTGCAATAAAAAAAGGGTAGATGTACTTAAACACCTACCCAATCTTTGCTTTAACTAATTGATAGTCAATTATTTAACTTATACATTACCCAAATCAGCAAAAATTGCTGATGATGGCATCATTAGGTTAATGTTTTCGTAACATTCTACCCTTGCAGTTACGAGATTTTGAACAAAATTTGTTCCATTCTCGTAAGAGAAAGTAACATTTAATCCTTCAACTTCAACTCTTTCGATGAAGTCTCTATCAATGATTAACACTTTGTCATCAGTAACCCAAGAAGCCTCTAATACTGGAGTACCCCAAATTGTAACACCACCTGCACCATTTAAGATAATAGCACCTGCACCTGCGTAGTAACCTTTAGCAAATGTAGCGATAATTAATCGTGCCATTTGTGATGGGCTTACTAAAGCAAATGAAGCGTTGTAGTTAGCGTTTTTAGTGTTTGCAATTAATTGTACAATTTCTTCTACATCATTAGTTGCAGTAACGGTTGTAACACCAGTTGCAGCACCTGAAACGGTAGAGAAGAATGAAGCATTTTCTGCTTTGAAGAAATCTCTTAACAACATTCTTGACAATGTACCTTGCATAAAAGGTAATGATTTAGCGAATTGTTTAGAGTAAGTTGCGTAACCTGCAATGTATGCGTTTACGGTCTTAACCTCTGTTAAATCGTAGTCAATTTGTGATTTAGAAGAACCCTCTGTTTGAGCAGCGATTGAACCCTCTGAACCAGTTTCACGATATTGAACGTAAGTACCAGTTGCACTAGATACAGATGGAACTAAATCTCTAAAGTTCAACGCTTGTGCAGGTAAAATTGCTTGTCTTTGTGAGTAACTTGCTACTGAATCCCCAGTTAATGAAGATGAAAGCAACATATTACCAACTGCTTTTAATTGGATTGTGTGAGAACCACCTTGCGACTTCAAAGCCTTTTCGATGTTACCCATTTCGTTATCAGCAGCGTCTGCTAACGCTTCGCCAAATGATTTAGCTTTCACGTTCTCATTTGATTTTTTAGACATCAAAGTATCTAACTCATCTGCTCTTTCAGTAATTTTAGTGATTTGACCTTTTAAGTTCTCAATCTCTACTGATTTTTCTTGTAATTTTGTTTCAACGTCAGATTTAACTGCGTTTACTTTTGAATCGAACTCTACCGACTTCGTTTCGATTTGTGATGCTACTGCATCAACTACATCTTTAATTTCCATTTTTTAATACTCCTTTTAATAATAAATAGTTAAATAATTCATTTGCTTTTTGCTCTGAATCGTTTATCGGCTCTAGTATTGGAGTGTTATTTTCTAACGGCTCATTTTCTTCAAGTGATAATAGTAATGATTCTATTGCTTTTAATCTGCTATCTGAATAAGGTAAATTGTACATCTTTACCAATAAATCCATAGCACTTTCTTTTTTGTTCTTTACATCTTGTACGATTGCCTTGTCATTCGCTGCCCAATTCGATAAAAACGAATATTCCCAAAGTTTAACCTCTGTAATCGTTTCTACTTCGTTTTCTTCGTCCATCTGCTCCTCAATGCTTTTAATCGTTTGAAATCCGATTGATAATTCAGCATTTAAACCATTAGCAAGGAATAACTTAATATCCTCGTACATATCTCTACTAACCTCTTTTTTAAGGTTAAATTGAGTAGTGGTTAAAAGTCCATAAGTGTCGTTACCATTAATTTCTAAAGGCACTCCCAACCCTATACGAGGGTCGTGGTCTTTCAGCACTCTTATACGCTTTTTATTCTCTTGTATAGTCTTTGTGAAAGCACCTTGTACGATTCTTTCTTTGTCAGCATCTATGTTATTGTAAACACTTGCATAGGCTATTACGATACCTTTTGCATCATCTAAAGCCTTTATTTCGTGTGATACTTGTTTAAACTGCATACTCCTTTATTTACACAAAAATACTAATATTTTTAGCATTTTACAAAATTATCTTTTTAGCCATCTATTACCGTTCCTTGAGTATTGCCAGTTGTACTTCCAGTACCTCCAAATTGTGAACTTGGTGCAATCTCAAAAAACCCAATACCTGATTCAATCAACTCTACTTCACTCGTCAAATCTTCTTCTAAAACCATATTTGTTTTATTAGTAGCGTAATCGAATGATGCAGTATTACTAAAGAATGTAGAATCTAAAGCATTAAATTCAGCAAGGAAATCAGACCCACAAGTAACATCCTCAATAGTCCCTCCATCTGCTAATACTCTTATTTCAAAAGCATCCATTATGTCGTTATTAATAGTATAATTACTTGTACCCTCAATCTCTGTATATATAGGGAATCCTATCGGTGTTGTTATTACTTCGGGTATCGGTGTTTGCTCTGCATATATGTTACCAGTAAATCTTCTACCTGATGTTCTATAAAATGACAAGATAGATGCACACGTTTTTTGATTTAGTGTACTATCGTTAGTTTCTTCTGTTACCGATGTTTCCCAAGCACGTTCCCATTTTGCTGATGCTCTTATATAATCAAGAGTGAAAATATTATCCTTAACAAATATTATATCTTCGTAAGTAAATGAATCATTTTTATTTAATAACCCAGTATGGAATGAAGATTTTATAGTTTTAGTATTGCTATTTATAAATGTACCATTAGTGAAATAAGCTATATAAGAGAATCCCTTAATAGTTAAATTCCTTGTAGGTATCATATTTAACTGAATATTATCAATCAATAAATAAGGTGTTCCACTTGATGGTGTTTGCACTCGTAGTGGTCTTACTAAAAATAAGAAGTTCTTAAGTTCAAAAAACCAATTAGTAGTGGATGCACTACCAGTACCATCCGATGCAGTATATTTACTTAATACTTGGAATTGCTGCCATTGTGAATCATCTGCATAAGCATCAATCCTTACTGGACTTGAACTTTGTAATCCTGAAAGATTAGTAGTATTCCAATCCCCATTTTTATCGAATGAAGTATATTTAGCATCAGTTGGTCTATAAAATGCATTAGTAAAATTGAACCCATCCCCATTTACCCCTCCAACTATCTTATAATCAAACTTTATATTGATAGCAAAACTATCTCTTAAGTTTACATAAGTACCAGTATTTGCATCATAACAAGCAGTAAATTTATCCATATCTACTTCCATTTGTAGATAACTACTACCCGTAAATGCACCCGATTTGCTCTCGTTTAATATACATTTCATTATCTGTATATCGTAAGGATTACGCAACTGATTAACTACTATGTAAGGGTCTGTTATTGGTGGATTTATTGTTTCCCAAATATCTGCTATATCCCCAGTCTTTTGAAAGAATCCATAGTTAGGGATAAGGTTTTTAGGTCTATAATCGTACTTTAATTGCATTGATGCAATAGGAGGGCGTAATGTTACTATTTGGTTTACATCGCTCCATATCGTGTCTGTACCTCGTGCTATTCTTGTTTTAATATTATAGGTACTATTAGATATGAATGTACCTGCATAGTCGTATTTTCTATAAGGTACTAAATTATCTGTACTTGTCGCTAATTCGTTAATATTTAGAATTGTCCACGTTGAATCCCTATTATCTTGATATAAGATACAACCTAATGAAGTTAGTAAATCTGTTAATAGTTGGTCAATAGTTCGAGGGTATTTTTTATCCCAATCAATAGCAGCGTACTCATTAATGAACATTCCAGTTTCATTAATCGCTACCATACTTTCTTTAAAGTTCATAGCAAACTTAACATCCAAGTTAAGCCCTATGTAACTTAAGCATCTAACTACAAAATCCTTTATACTTAACCCTGCATAAAAATCTTGTGAAATAGGTATAGAAAATTGAGTAGTATCTGTATAAACATACTCTTTTAAAATCCCTAAATTATCAGTTGCAGTTAGTCTTATATAGTATTCATCTTGCCACTCATACTGAATATCTGAACTTAATAAAAACCCAGTCCATAAAGTTGTTTCAGTTACTTCTGTTTCATTTATAAGTTTGAATATTACCTTAAATGATTGATTATTTATAGAATAAAAATCTTCTGGTACTACTACTGAATTGCTACCTAATTTTATGTTTATCTCTGCACTTGATGACCTAAAAGGCTCAAATACAAAGTCCGATTTAGAACGATAGTTTATAGTAAATGGATTGTTAGCACCATCTAAATTAACTACATCATACGTTACTGGGTTTTCTTCGTTTTTATAGAACTCTAAACGATAGTAAATAGTATCAGCAGATGGATGTTGTAATTTATAGTTGGCATATTTCAAACCAACCCATTCCATTTTGTATTTATAGTTGTAAGTCATTATACTAATCTATCTAAACGACCTGAATAATTTTGTAGCACACCATAGAGTTTATCTCCTCGAATTTCGAAATCCACCGAGCCACCTCCACTATTATTATTACTAACTCCCGTATTTACTCGTTTTGCACCACCTCCACCATCTAAATTAATCCCACTTGTCATTTTAAAAATATCCTTAAAACTATATGCTTTCCCACCAATCATATTAGTACCTGCAGTTGCTATTGATACTGCTATAGATAAAGCTACTGCTACTGCTAATGCTGCTAATAATCTAGCTATTAACTGCTTTATAACTTGTGTAAATGCCTCTGCAAATGTTTGTGTTCCATTTATAGCACTCTCAAACGCATTTGTAGCACCAGTACTAATAGCATTAAACCATTCAGTAGTAAGAGTACTATAATCTTGCGTATTTGTTTTTAAACCATCTAATGTAGTTTGAACTCCTAATATTTGAGTATTTAATTCAGTCCACTTTTCAGTACCTATTGGTGTTATCGCTAACTCATCTTGAAGTATTTTAAGTTTTTCTCCTAATCCGTAAATAGTTGTTAAGTCTTCTAAATAAATACCCGAACCTTGTCCAAACTTTTCATCTAATTTTTCAGCAGAACTCTTTAACTCTAATGTTTGCTTTGATAATTCTCCATCAATTAATGCTTTAAAAAATGGATTGTTTACATATTCTTCTCCTAATAAACCTAATGATTTAGGGCTTTCTTTGTAAAGGTTAAATAACTCTTTTGCAGTTGCTATTTGGTCTTTAGCACCTTGCATCATTTCTAATGCAGGATTATAACCTCTATTAGTTGCTTTAGTTATTTCAGGTGGTTTGACTTTAATTAATTTATTAACCTCTGTTAATTGATTAACCAACCATCCATACTCTTTATTTAATGTAACTACTTGTGCTGATTGATTGCCATATAATATTGTAGCATCAGCAGTTAATTTAAGATTTTGCTCTAATGCTGAATTTATCTCGCCTTGTTGTGTTGCTATTTTCTTTTGGTCTGCATTCACATCTATTTTAGCAAGTCCCTTTTTAGATAACTCTTGATATTTTTTAAAATCTTCTTCAAAGCCAACTGCTGCTATATTAGTGCCTGGCTTATTCGATAAAAGTTTATATAGATATTCAATACTTGTTAATGCTCTATTTGCACCATCTACAATAACTTTAAAGAAATTACCTACTGCACCACTACTTAAAGACTTTGTAAATGTGTTTGCAAGTTCATTAACTGATGATTGTAACGTATTTACTTTTTTATTAATACTATCCCCATACGTTTTATCTAATTCATCAGCTAATTTAGGCAAGTCAGATGCAAGTACTTGACCTTGCTCTAACATCTTATTTAACTCTTTTGTTGATACTCCAAGCCCTTTAGCTAATAAAGCTACTGCACCCGGCAATCTTTCACCTAACTGACCTCTTAACTCCTCTGCTTGTATGTTACCTTTAGAAAACATTTGCCCTAAAGCGTTTAAAGATAACTTAACATCTTCTGATGATAGTTTTAATACTGCTGCCGATTTAGTAACAGAATCAAATATCTTATTTGTGCTTTCTAATGTTTGTCCTGATGATATTGCTGCTGCTGCGAATGATTTATAAGAAGTCGCTAAATCTAAAAAGTTTAACCCCAAATAATCAGCACTTTGCGAAAGCCTATCTAATTGGGCTACTGCTAATTCCGAACTTCCTAAAACTTGTGTTAATGCAGACTTAACTGAATCTAATTTTATGCTTTCTGAAAAGGCTCTACCTACTGCCTCTGTTGCTGCTTGTAATGATATGTAACCTACTACTAAATTTTGTAGCTCACTACCCAATCCTTTAAATGAACTTGCTGCTTTACTAGTTGATGCTGCTGACTTATCAGCAAACCCATTTATTTCAGTATTTGCCTTATCTAATTTATTCGATAAATCCTTTATGTCAGCAGTCAGCGATACTATTAATTCCTCTTTCATTTCTTTTAATTGATTCTAAAATCCTATCTCTATCTGCCTCCGTTATCCTTTTTCTTTTCCTTACTGCTATCTTATCAGTCCATAATGGCATTAACTGATTAGGTGTCTTTTGGTGCTGACGTGATACGTTAGTATTTAAAATGAATGAATACATTACTCTAAACCTATCCCACTCCGTAGCCTCCTTTTTTGCGTTATGAATTACTAACCTTAAATAATCAACAAATCTTAAATTCCAAAATACATCGGGCATTAAGCCTAAATTGATAATCGCATTATCTAGCAAGTCATCCCACGTTATTTTTTTTTTTCTTCTTCACCATCCGAACTCATCGCCTTTAATGCTTTTAGCATCTCATTTGTTAAGTTCACCACGCTATTCATAAACTCCTTTATTACGATTAATTGGTCGGTGTAACTTACATCATCCATTAACTTAATAATATCGTCTTTTGTCAAGTCAAGCACTTTGCCGTTACTCTTACACCATCCCACTAAACCACATAGAATGATATCAGCAGTCATTTCAAGTTGTGAGTAGTCCTCATCTACCTGCTTAATACTGCCAATATCAGTCCTAGTTATTTTAGTATAATGCTCTAATGCGTAATTTGCAAATTTTAACTGCCTTACTTCGTTTCCAAGTTTAATTTCGATTGTTCCAGCCATTACACAATTGTAGCTATTGTTAATGCTCCAGTTCCTGCGAATGATACCGTTCCACTTGCTTTATCCCCTTGAGGTCCAGTGTAAGTTACGTTGTCAACATAAGCAGTTCCTGCAAAACTTTTATCTCCAGTTACTCCGTTTGTGATTGTGATTGATAATGCAGTTTTTGCATCCCAAGCAGCCCACATATCTGCAGCATCCCAATTAGAAGATACAAAATCTACATTTACATCAGCCGTTGCACTCCATTCAGAGTTACCTGCTAAAATTTCTTTTTTACCACCACTCTCTTTGCTCGTAATCTCGAACATATTAGTAGATGCTGTTAATTCGCAATTTGTTAATTCCGCTACTACAACTGAACCAACTTTTACTACCATTAAATCGCCATTAAATACCATTTCTTTTTATTTTAAATTGTTAAACTTCTTGTATTGTGTGATTAAATCTTATTATTCTGTTTATTAAAATTCCATCGCTTACCAACTCCTCGAAACTATTTGTACTTTCTAACTCCGATTTTATCATATAAAAATCAGGCGATAAGTCTAAATATCCTGCTTGTCGTGTTCGTATTCTTTGGATTATTTGGTCTGATATATTACTCGCTTGTTTTTTACCTCCAAAAGCATTTAAGTACTTCGTTACTACTCTGCACTCAAATATTACCTCTTGTCCGTAGCTTGATTTACTACCTTCGCCTAATTCCGTAGCAAATACATCGGATAAAAGCACATAGGGTTGCACTGCATCAGCAGGGATTGAAGAACTATCGTACACTGGTATAGTTACCCCATTATAAGATAAAACCCCATTAAGGGCTTCAAAATACTTCTCTTGTAATATAGCTATGCAATCTTTCATTACACAAAAATACTAAAAATTTTAGCAATATTAAACAACTTTTTTAACTAATGCCTTTATTGACTGAATAAACTCTTTTCGATACTTGTAATATGCAGGGAATAAATATGGGTGTGCCTTAATAGTTCCTTTACCATCCTTGTAATAGCTTTGTGCTATACGTTTCATTTCAGGGGTGTAACTCCCTTGCATTTGTAAGTAACTTTTTCCAGTTCCAAATTCAAAATAGGCTGCCATTTCTCCACTTCCTGAATCCCCTGCTTGTATAATATAAGATAACCCACTTTGCGTAGGATTGTGATGTATGTCTATCTTTGCCCACGTTGCAAGAATTGAACTTGCACTACTTTGTGCTTGTGCTGCTATCTTTGCTCCATACTTTTCCACGTTCATCTTAACACCATCCTCAATAGCTTTACCCTTGCTTTTGATAGCGTTTGTTACCGTTTGCACTCCCTGAACTTTTAGATAGTTGCCCATTACTTTTTAATTAAGTCCCCTTTAGCATCTTCTTTAGGTAGGTAGATTGTTGAACATTTGCAGTTAATCACATTTTCTGCACCACCTCGACTATCCCCTGCATAATACATTTGAACCCCTCCTACTATAAATGGTTTATCTTTGTCAATAGGTTTGTTTTGTGATACTTGTATATGCGTTTCTCTAGGCTCTTTTGGATGTCCTTTTACCCACTTCTTTTCATAAAGGTAAATGCTTTCATCTATTTGCAAGTCCTTTGCTTTCTCACTTGCCATTAATGTTTCAGTTTTACTTATCATCAATGCTCGTGCCTTTACGTTTATTCTACCCTCTAAACCACTTCCATTACTCCCTAGTGTATAGCTTTCAATTCTTTTACTTAACTGCCTTGTCGTATCCCCTGCCTCTATTCCATCGGTAAATGCCTTACTTACTAGCTTTCTTGTTGTATCGGTTATATCTTTAATGTGTTGACCTCCGATTGTGTTTAGATACTCCTGCATTTGTGCTTTAAATATATCCGAACCAAAACCAACAGAGATATTAGCACTATTAGGTAAAGACCTCATAAATAACTGATAAGTCTTTTTTGCTGACCTATCGCCTACAATAGAAATAAACTCGTTAAATGCTTGTTGAATCGGTAGCGTAGTGATTAACTCAGTACTCATCGCATTAATTAGAACTATCTGTTGAGTTCCCTCTAACGATGCAAGTATCGGATCTATCTGTTTCTTTAACGCTTTTGAAAATTTAGCATACCCCAATAGATATAATCGAAGTCTAAACGCCTCCCACTCTTTTGTTATTTTTTCTTCTTTAGTCATTAGTATAGTCGAAGTTCTTTAGGTTTGCATCCATTGGCACAGAAACTTCATCTAACGGCACATAACTTGTCGGTATATATACTTTATCCATTAACGCATCGGTGCTTACCTCACGTCCCATTTGTGCTAACTTCTGATTAGGAGTAATCCACCAAGCTTTATCTAAAGCATCAACAGTTTCTTTTAAATTCTGTTGCATTTCCTCGAAGTGAGAAATATCATAACCTACATAAATACGAGGGTCTTCGATAATATCGGTGTAAGCATCTGCTAATAAGTTCAACATCGGAGTAATTACATTATTAACTAATGATTTACTCGCTTCTTTTTTGTTGTTATACGATGCTGAATCTAAACTAAATAAAATAGGGTCAATACCGAACGCCTTTGCAATCATTTGCTCATCAAACTCTATTGATTTTAACACCTCTAAATCTGCTGGGCTTAATCCTATTTGTTGATAGTTTACAAGTCCATTAGTAGCAGTTATTCTATGTGAGTTATTAGTTCCAGTACTCTTTTGTGCTATCTTCTCGTTTAGGTGGTCTAATTGCTCAACGCTCATAGTCATATCCTTATCAGCACTTGAAATAAGCCCTGATACACCACCATTTAAGAACGCTTTAATCTTTGCATTTGTTCCCTCGTTTGATGATTGTACGGTGTTTAGTGCTGCTTGTAGTGGTGCTTGTCCATA